TTTTATAAATATCTTTTTACGAAGTAATCTGAGAATTTATGAATGAAAGGGTTAACAATAAAAGTAATAAGCATGAAAAAAAGACTTTCGTAAAAATCCATAAATCCAGCAAAATAGCCAATTGTAAAAACAGTTGTAATAATAAAGTAATTAAGCATCGAAACACTCCAATTGATTATCAATAGAAACAATATTAAAACCAAGATCAAAAGCAACACGGTTAGCAGAGTCAATAGACTTGAAAAGACGAACTTCAAAACTTTGGTTATGCAAGATAGTGTCAGGAATATCACGGTCAAGAGAGCTAAAGACTAAAAGATACTTGTCAGATTCAAAGTCTAAACGAATAGAACACAAGAAAAGATCAGGGTCAGAACATTTAGTGCGAATTCTAATTTCTTTGAGTTGAGCCATTTTTAACACCTTTTTAATTAATTGATTTAGATATAATAATATATTAAAACAATCGTATTGTATAGTTAAAATATACATTTTAATTAATTAAAACTCGGTTATTGGTTGATGTTGTTCTCTATAAGTCATTTGTCCATTGTCATCTGGAATAGTGTAGTCAAAATATCTATTATCGATCATAGAATTACATACGGCTTCATCAACTACTAGTCTAGAAGCTTGTTGTGTAAAGCACTTACAATCACGTTTACCGTTTAACATTTTTCTAACGCATAAGGTTTTGGGCATAGCAACGGGAACGTTAAGCTTGTCATAGATCGGAGCAGTGTGAGCCATGCCATTAATTCGAGGGATAAACATTTTGAGATATTGGTCAGGGTCTAACGGATAAGAACCATTACCCGAAACTGTTGGAGCTAAATTATTAGGTAATATTGAGTTTACGCTAGTGGTCGTGTTGGTACCTACAGGTTCACCAAAAGAACTAATAAAATAAAATAGATAAGCTAAGAAGAATAGAGTTAATAGAATTATTAAGTATAGCTTTTTAGGTGGTTTGAATTTATGTGTATCTATTTCAGTAGATTTATAAGTACCGTAGTATTTTTTATCTATCTTAATAGATGACCTAGAACTATCTTTTTTTGCATGATAATCGTCTGGGTCAGCAGCACATTTTTTGAATAAATATTTAGTGACTAAGCGAGAACCAAAGGCTCTATCGTAGTGAATATGAGGAGCACATAAACGTCTTAATCTAACATCTAAAAGCGCAGGATGTTGAGTTACAAAAAACAAATCAAAACCTTGATGACGAGATTTATTAAGCATACTAATCATTTCTGGTACTTGATCTTTTAAAGACGGTTTACAAGCAGGAAATAGTTCTTGTGCTTCATCAAATAGAATTATTGAGCCAGGAGGTAATTCATACCATTTCTTAGCATCATCAGTAGACAATTCTGTCCAATCGAAAGTTACTTCTTTAATGTTATGATAGTAAATTGAGCGTTTATTAAAGTCTTCATCTTCAACAAGCATCTTAATAGTATTAAGAGTTTTGGACGCACCTGGGACACCAGTAATAAGATATAACATATCAAAAAATCCTAAAGGATTTTTTTTTGTGTATGGTGGGGCAAGCCTGATCACTCACACACAAAAAAAAAAATAAAAATAATTAAGCTAAGAATTTAAACTTTCGCTCACGACCAAAGGCTTTAAGGGTTAAAACAGCAGTTGCGGAGCTTAATATCATCTGAATTGCTGTACTAATACCCATAAGATTTAAGATTTTGACAAGTACAGTTGGTAAGCCTTGGAACTTAGAAAAAATTAATGTTTCGGCATAACCCATGAAATATTCAGAACCTGCATAAACAATGAATGCAATCCCTAGAATTTTTATGATCATGCCGATTATCATTGGCAAAACAAATACGATAAAAGCTAATGTTTTAGCGTAACTGTTACCGAAACTTGTAGCGATTGAACCTGCTATTACTCTCCACATATTAAAGTGCCTCTATGCCACGGTAGATCATCATTAAACAGAAAATCGAAGCAGCGAAAATTATTAAAGGGTTTAGGGTTTCTGCAAGCGGACAAATATGGTCATTATAATCAAAATTAACTTTACGACCGAAAAGTGTCATCTCGTAAGGAGCTGGACAAGATCCTTCAACCGCAGGAGCGTCGAAAATGTCTGTAATACCTAGCTCAGTCATCACATTGAAATCGGTACCTTTAGCTATTGTTAAAACACCATCGTCATCTGTATTACTTAAAGCTTTAAGGTCAGATGGTAATGAACTATCAAGAAATGAATTAAGCGCAGTAGAAGAAGATTCACAATAATTAATGTGTGCAGCTTGCAGGCGAGCACATTCTAAAACACCACCATTACATACGAAAGGTTGCGAGCAATTATCATGCTCGGTCACAGTTTCTTCTTCACCTTCCAGTAAACAAGCGTTTTTCCAAAGCAAGTGAAGTTGACCACACTGGATAGCATCACCAGAACACGCGGGGGGAGTAATACAATCACCACCACCAGAGACACTGTTTTTTTCTTCTTCGGGTTCAACATCTTCAGCCGCTTTAGTGTTTTCAGTTGAACTTGAATCTACTGAAGTAGTTGCGCCTGTAGCGTCCTTTTCTGTAACAGTTGTATTAATTGTTACAGTTTGGGAGCCGTCAGGATTGTTAGTAGTAGTAGTTGTTACGGTTGTTTCAGTTGTTGAACCATCCGCATTAGTTGTGATTGTGGTATCGGTATCAATTTTAGGGTCTGTATCAATTACACAAGCACCATTGACCATTTTTTGATTAGAAGGGCAGGAATCAGGTACACAATCACCATTTAGATTTTTATGAAAGCCAGACGGACATGAATTTACAACATTATTACCGCCATTATCGACACATTGGTTAGTGTAAGCATTCCATGCCGCATTGATACCACATTTATTTTCACAACCTGTTCCATTCCAAAAACTATCCGTAGGACATCCGTTGGCGTCATCAGGAGCAACAAGGGGACAAAAGGCAGAGTCTGCAATCGGATAACCGAGCGTAGGACATTCTTTTAACGGGGGTCTATCACAAATAGTCCATTGACCTGAATCCCGTGGCAAACCATCTGAACAAATACATGTTGGTGTGGTTTCTCCAAAGTCAGGACAAGCAACTACAGGAGGCTCGGATACACAAAAATTAGTGTCATCTTCGTAAGGACAGTTAGCATCACCGAGAGTAGCTAATCTAAAATAATGTCCGATATCTTGTGAAGGTCTAAAATAGCCTTTTGTGGGAGTATTTGAACATTGACGAGAGTAAAGCCATTCAAACGCACGAGCTTCAGCATTACAAGCAGCACGTAAAGCAGGAACATTAGTGTAATACTTATTATAAGTGAGCGCAGAAGCTTCAAAAGAAATAAGACTAGTTAAAATTGATAAAAAACTTATTAAAAAATATTTCATTATAAAGCCTCAACTTATCGCAATAGCTAAAGAAACAAGCCCAACGAGTAAAATTATAATTTGTGAATCAAGCATAAATAAAAAAAAAGGGGACTTATTAAGACCCCTTTCTATCCACTAAATGAAGTTAATGAATTAAGCGATCAAAAAAACGTAGCTTTAACCCAACGTAAGCCCATCGCAACAACAGCGAGCACAATAATTAAACCGCCCGCTTCAACAATGTCAGCTTGTGTTGCGGTCATTGCATCAGTAACAGCAGCATCTAACGCAGCATTAGCAACACCAGCCTGTACTGTTAAAACAACAGCACTACCGGCAGCAACGAGAGTTTTTTTAGATCGAACAAGTTTTTTAAGCATGATAATCACCTTTTTGGTTTTTAAGAAAATTGTCTTCTAATAAGACGGACAGCAAAACCAGCCAGCAAAATAAGCACTAAACCCGTCCAAAACTGGGTCATTTCTTCAGGTGTGAAAGTGTTTAAATCGCTAACTGGTTGAGTTTGTATGCTTAAGTGATCACGAATTTGTATTTCGTCAGCTTGCGAGTAATTACCGTTACAGCGAATGTCACCATTTGAAAAAACAGTAAAAGTTGAGTCACAAATAATATAATTCATAGATCACCAAAGCTTATTTTTGAGGTAAATTTTTAGGTTCGTAAGAAACCATATTTTCGAAGATTTCCCAATTATTAATCTCAGGATCGCCATATCGACCAACCTTGAAACCTGTAGGCAATAAGCGATAAAAACCGACAGCTAAAGCGTTAGGTATTGCAGGTATGTCTAATTTGCATTCAAGCGGAAATGGACCACCGTTATGCATGTAAATACGCTGTTTATAACGTGTCTTTTCGCCTTGCTGGACTGGGAAAGGAATATGATAACCATCGATAATTTCGAAATATAATTCAGTAGAACGCATGTGAAACCCCTTGATTGAATAAATAAAAATTTAATATATATCATATGAAAATAAATGTATACCATTTGGTAGACAAATTAATTAAGACAAGAGGAATCAAATAAAAGAAATGAATGTAAAAGAGCTGTACTATTCGATAATGATTAGAATCAATGACTATCTTGAACAAGTGAAGAAAAACAACGCAACAACAAAAAACACTATTTTAGTAGAATTGCTGGGAGTGACTAGGGGCTTTATATCGGAATTGTTAAAGGGAAATAAAAAATTGAGTACATCAAAATGCTTATTATTAGCTGAAGAACTAAAAATAAAACCAGAGATAATATTGATAACGATGCTATATGAGAAAGAAGAAAGCACAGAAATTAAGGAGAAATTGAAAGAGATTATTTATAAACTAGATACCCCAAAAAAATAAAATGTTAAAAATATTGAACAAGAGTCCACTATTAAAGATAGTGGTCTCTAACAAATACTAACAATTCTACCATAGCCCTCAAAATCCAAATTTTTAGGAATCTGATAACCATCTGGCACTTGATTATCAAAGTCTATAGTAATGTACTTTGACATCTGAATGACAACAGCGCCCGAGTCTTTATGAAGATTCTGTAAAAATGATTTAGAAAATCCACACTTAATTAAATCTGTAACATTGTAATAAAACATAACTCTAGTTGATAAAGTAGATGCATGATCATAACCAAACGTTTTTAACGTCTGATAAAAACTAAACAATCTATTAACTTTAACTAATGATACACGCCCCGTTTTTGTTACTGTTTGAAACTCTGATTTTATCGCATTATATACACTATCATTATCAACTAATTTCATCGTATGCCCTTCCAATGCCTTAAATATATCTTTCCAAGCTTCATTAAAAAGCAGCTTGTACGCTTCGTCTTTTTCTCTCATATATCTACACAATCCAATGAGATCAGTTGGAATGCCTCTTTTTTGTAAAAATCTTTTTTTAATAGTAGCCTCAAAGCGCACGGCTTGTTTTGCTCTATCTGTTAATGCTTCTTCTCTAATTATTTTAGCAGATTCTAAGAAACCTTGCTTTTCCATTTTAACTGCATCATTTTCCATTTCTTCGATCTTTGAATAAACTTTTAATTTCTTAATTCTTGAATTTTTTGCTCCAAAATAACTTGTTGTTGAATAATTTGAATCTCTTGATTTGGTTTGTCCGTTTGATACATATCTTAAATGATCCATAAACATTTTTTTAGCTTGAGGATCAGCAATAAAGACAGAGTAATTTATATCAATTTCGGATACTTGAATATTAGTTAAATTAAGCATCTTATAAAAAACTGGATAAGCGACAGATAACAAAGCAATCATATTTTGTGCAGCTAATTGTATATCATCAAAACCATATAGATTATGACCTTGAAGCAATTTAGCAGGGGAACATTTTAGCTCAACGTAAGGATCACAGTTGCGCCCGTTATGAAAAAACTTAAAAGCCATCCCCGAATGGCTAGAGGCCAGTGATTCATATTTCGTTTTCTCGTTTTCTAAAGTCTTAAGTATTACACCATTTTCTTCTGTTTTATAAATATCT